GACCACGCCCCCTCGCTTTTGTCTCCCCCAGGGCCCGGAAAACGCCAAAACGTGCCATCGCGTCCCAGATACCACCCGGACGGATTCGCCTTGCCCAGACTCGAAACGGCGCAGCCTGCGACGGTCCGGGGGTCCTACGGGGAGGCCGCCGAGGAATGGCTACGTGACGTTTACGGGATGCAGCTGCGGGCCTGGCAGCGTTATGCCCTGACTCGGGCCCTCGAACATAACGAAAATGGGCAGCTCGTGTGGCCTACGGTCTTGGTCACGGTAGGGAGACAAAGCGGGAAGTCCTTTTTGAGCCGGGCCGTGTGTATGTGGCGCCTACATAACGCGGAGCTCTTTGGCGAAACGCAGACGATCCTCCATGTGGCTAACCGCCGGTCGACGGCCATGGAAGTCATGAGGCCCGCAGGCCTATGGGCTTCCGAGCGTTACGGGAAACGGGCAGTCAAGTGGGGGAACATGGAGGCCGGGATCGAGATACCGACCGGCGACAGGTGGCTCGTTCACGCCGCAAACGAATCCGCAGGCGTCGGCTACTCGTGCTCTTTCGTATTCGTCGACGAGGCCTGGAAAGTGAAACGCGAAGTAGTCGACGACGCCCTCGCCCCGACCATGGCCGAACGCAATCAGCCGCAGCTCTGGCTAGTGTCGACCGCCGGTGACTCGACCTCGGACCTCATGACCGCATATCGTCAGCGGGCCCTCGACCGGCTCGGCGACACGGATCCCGGTGCCGTGCTACTGCTCGAATGGTCCGCGCCACAGGACGCTGACCCCGACGACGTCGAAACGTGGCGGTACGCTAGCCCGGAATGGTCCGACCGGCGCGAAGCCTTCCTACGGCAGCAATGGCAAAACGTCGAGGAATCCGCCTGGCGCCGCGAATACCTGAACCAATGGGTAATCCGTTCCGACCATTGGCTACGGGACTCATGGTGGAAGGAAACCCATAAGCCGGTTGACTTACCCGAAAATGCACAATGGAATGTAGCCGCCGAAGCCGACTTCGATGGCATGGGCCACGCCGTAGCCATAGCCGCCGTCGATGGCGACAGAGTCGTCATACGGGTAACAACCCACCGCACCATGCGCGAAGTATCGGATCGGATAACCGAAATCAGGAAACAGCACCCGCGCACCGTCGTAGCCGTAACCCCGGGCTACCTGGATCGCATCGAGGCCCACATCGACCAGGTCGTCGGGCAGCGCGAAGCCGCCACCGCCACACAAAACCTCCTCGACCTATTCGACCGCCGGGCCATCGCCCACAACGGCGACCAGGTCCTACGCGAAGCCTTCGCAGCCTCGACCATTAGCCGCAGACAAGGCGGGTGGGTAATCACAGCACCCATGGGCGGCCGAGGAGTGTACGCGGCCCGCGCCGTCATGTTCGCATGTGCCATGGCATCCAAAACACCGAAACCTGTTGCCATGATTCGATCACGGCGACGCGCATAAACAGCGCACACGCTCGACCCGAGTTACACCTATGGTATTAGCGCACTATCATTACGGCGTGGCGTTTCCCCGTTCACTCCGGATCGTGCGGGACCAGGCCGACATAGCCGCGAGGGCAGCCTCTCGGGCTACGGTCGAGGTCCCGCACGTCCGTGAAGCATCCCAACTGATGCAAGCGATCCTGGCCGCGAACGGATCCACGATCAGCAAAACGACAGCTCTGCAGGTCCCGGCCCTGTCGAAAGCGTTACAGACCTACACCCACACGATTAGCGCCTTCCCCCTGCGCGAATACCTCGACAATGAGCAGCAAATCGCGCGGCCTTTCCTCCGCCAGCCATGCCCGGACACGACCTATGCCGCGATCATGGCCCGCCTCGTGTCCGACCTGTTGCTCTACGATCAGGGATGGTGGCGCGTCACATCGAGGACGTGGGACGGATTCCCCGCCACCATTGTGCGGATGCCACCCGACGAGATCCTTATTAGCTCGGGCACATCCGTTAGCCCGAGCAACACAACCGAGATCGACCCCGTCCAATATTCGTCGTTTCAGGTGCTCTGGAACGGTTTCCCCGTGCCTGAGCGTGACGTAATCCGCTTCGACGGCGATGGAAACGGCGGATGGCTCAAGACGGGCGCCAACACCATCAACACGGCCGCAGCTCTCGAAGCCGCCACACTCAACTACGCCCAAAGCCCACTACCGTCCGTCGTCCTGAAAAACAACGGCGCAGATCTGCCCGCCGATCAGGTCGATGACCTGTTAGGTGCGTGGGAGGATGCCCGCGCCGCCAGGGCCACCGCCTACCTGAACTCCACCATCGACGCAAACATGCTCGGCTGGAACGCGTCCGACCTGCAGCTCGTCGAGGCCCGCAACGCCGCCGCCATCCAAATCGCCCGGCTCGCCAACCTGGATCCGATTTGGACCGGGGCAGGCGTCCCCGGATCTAGCCTCACCTACTCCAACCGGGTCGATCTATATCGGCAGCTCCTCGACACCGCCCTGACACCCATCATGCGAATGATCGACGAACGACTAAGCCTCAATGACGTGACCCCGCGCGGACATACCGTGATGTTCGATACATCCGTATTCCTGCGCGGCAACCCGACCGAAATCGCCGGCATTATCCAAACCCTGCTACCTCTCGAAGTGCTCGACCTCGACGAAGCCCGAAACCTGCTCGACCTACCGACCCTGGGAGTTCAGCCGTGAGAACGTGCCAAATCGACACCGAAATAATCATTCTGTCCAGGGAGGAAGGCGAGGACGGCGATATCGTCGCCATCGGTCAAGGCCGAGCCGTCCCCTACGACACTCCTACCCTGGTCGGTGGCATCCAGGAAAGCTTTGCCCGTGACGCGTTCAGCACCGCCGACGTCATCGGCAAGCCTCTCGCCTACCGGCACGGCGAACCCGTCGGCATCATCACCGGCGCGGAAAACCGCGAGGACGGCCTCTATATCGATTTCGAGATCGTCAACACCGCACAGGGCCGTGACGCCGCAACACTTGCCCGCACCGGCGCGAGCCGCGGCCTGTCGGTCGGATTCCAACCCGTCAAGTCCGCCTGGAACCGCGCCAAAACGGCCGTACAGCACCAGGCCGCCCAGCTCATGGAAGTGAGCCTTACCCACATGCCCGCATACGCCACCGCAGGCGTAAGCGCAATCCGAGAAGGAGAACCAATGTCCGAGACCATGGACACGACCGAGGTGGTCTCGGTCGACACAGAGGCCCGCGAGGCCCTGGCCGAGGTGCGCGAGCACATCGCCTCAATCGAGGCACGTGCATTCACCTCCGAGCCGGTGCACCCGCTGGCACAGTTCCGCAGCTTTGGCGAATACTCGAAGGCCGTCCTCGCGGGCGACGTCGAGTCCCGCGCCCTGGCCGACCAGGTGACCGCCAATAACCCCGGCGTCATGCCGCCCGTGTGGCTGTTGCAGGTCAAGGGCATCATCGACCTCGGCCGCCCGGCCATCACCTCAGTCGGTGGCCCGGAGTCCGCAGGCGCAGCCGGAATGGAAATCAACTGGCCATACTTCGACGGCGACCTCCTCGCCATCGTTGAGGCGCAGGCCAACGAGAAGGACGAAGTCAACTCCGTCGAGATCGACCTCGAAAAGGGCGACGCGACCCTCGCCACGTACGCGGCCGGTAGCGATATCTCCTACCAGCTGTTGCAGCGTTCCAACCCGTCCTACCTCGACGCCCATAACCGCATCATGGCGGCGTCGTACTCGACGGTCACCGACCGCAAGTTCACTAACGACCTTTGGACCGGGTCGAACAACACGAACGTCTACGACCTGTCTGCCGACACCACCGGGTCCGTGTTCCGTGAGCGCGTGTTTACCGCATCCATGGAGGTCGAGGACGCCACCGGCGCCCCTGCGTCCGTCGTGCTCGTGTCCACCGCCCTGTTCACGAAGATCGGCGGATGGTCGACGTTCATCCCGGCACCGTACAGCCCGAACAACGTCTCCGGCGTTGCCACGGCATCGACCCTCCAGGTCGAGGTTTCCGGGCTTCGCGTCGTCCGCGCCAAGTGGCTCGACACTGACGCAGACCGCCACGCCATCGTCCTGAATGGTGAGGCAGCCCGCTGGATCGAGGATGGCCCCCGCCTCGCCACCGCAGAGAACGTGGGCAAGCTCGGCCGCGATATCGCCATTTACGGTTACGGCGCGACCGCCGTGTACCTGCCCGCTGGCGTCGTCCGCCTGGCCGAGAACTAAGCCGAAGGGGAGTAGGGCAGCACAATGGCACTCGTTGACGGGCAGGAGCTCGCGGACGTCCTCGATTTGGACTACGCGACCTACGACGACGCCCTCGACCAGGTCGCTGAGGCGGCCGACGACATTGTCGCTGCCCTACTCACCACGGCCGCAATCACATCCGAACCGGCCGCGTGCAAAGAGGCCGCTCTCGCGGTCGCTGCCGAAATCTGGCAGGCCCGCACCGCATCCGGTGGCCAGGCCGTATCCGTCGACTTCACGCCAGGGCCATACCGGCTCTCCGTGTGGCTCACGAGGCGCATCCATGCCCTCATAGGGCCATACATGAAAGTCCAGGGAATGGTCGGATAATGACTAACCCAATCATTACGGAGTCACGGGGCGACCTGTCGACCGCGTTCGCGGGCCTCGGCCTCAACGTGTACGACTACTCGCCGCCCGTGCCACAGCCGCCGTGCGTCGTGATCCTGCCGGACTCCCCATGGATCCGGCCGGACCGCGTCGGCTCGAACCTGAACATCGAAGTCAGGTGGCGCGTCCTTCTGGTGGTGAACTCGAAGGCCAATAACGCACAACCAAACCAGATCGAGGAAGCCCTAGAGGATCTACTCGCGGCCGTACCCACCGGGTACATCGTGACCCTCGTGGGATCCCCGCAACTTACAGACGTCGGTGCGCAGGGCACCGTAACGACCACCGAGCTTAACCTTTCGGTGCGGCTCTCAAGTTAGGAGAAACAGACAATGGCAGTAGTTTCAGTCGCCGGAGCCGCGTTCACCGTGGACATCGCTTCGGTCGGTTACGAGGATCAGGTGACGTCGGGAACGATCACATTCGAGCCCACAGTCGTGCGCACCAAGACCCTGAGCGACGTCGATTTCACCCAGACCGACCTGAACACCACGGGATCCATCGAGTTCCTGTACGACGAAAATAGCGGCATGTACGAGGCGCTCTACACGGCCGTCGCAGGTGGCAACTCCGTCGCTCTCGATATCCGCAGCGCAAGCGGTCATTGGGCAGGTAACGGCATCATGATCGACTCACTCGAAGCCAACTTTGAGGCCGCAGGCGTCGCAACCGCGACGTTCAGTTTCACAGGTACGATGACCTTTAGCTAACCACCTACGTGAACGGGGATATGCCATGTTTCCACAACTGAACATCTACCTAGACGGATCCAAGGAACCGGTCGTGGTGCAAACCACTTCGATGGATTTTTGGACGTATGAGGAACTAGCTGCGAAGCACAAAACGCCGACCAGCGAACACGGGATGCGGCTCACCGTCGCTTATTCCCACATCGAGGGCAAGGATCCACACAGCTTCGCAGATGTGAAAGCCTGGGCCAAAATGCATCAGGCCCAAGTCACATTAGGGGAGGCCCCGGACCCTACCCAGCCGGATCACACCGGCGCCTCATAGTTCAGGCCGCAATCCGGCTAGGTCGACCCATCGAGGAAGTCCTCGCGTATCCGCCGGACCTCCTCATCACCATAATCGAGGAGCTGACCCGTGGCGATAACTGAGGCATACGTAGACGGCCTCAATGAAGTGCTGCGGGCCCTGCGGGCGTTGCCCAAAGAGGCTAATGATGAAATGCGGAAAGCCTCGAAAGATATCGCCGAAAGATACATGGCACCCGCGTGGCGGGAGGCCGCCCAAAACGCGGGACCCTGGGGCCCGAAAATCGCCGAATCGGTGAAAGTGCGGCGCGACCGTGTACCGGCCGTACAGATCGGTGGGAACCGTCGAGTATTCAGCGGAGGCGCAACCGCGACCATGGTGCGTTACCCGTCCGACTCCGGCCAGAAACGGGACTCGTGGGCACCATTCGAGAAAACCGATTGGATCACGCTGTCACGTGGATACCAGGAACCCGCCCTACGGGAGTGGGCTAAGGCTGTTGACGACGTCGTACGCAAATGGGAGAGGATGTAGTCGTGGCAAAAACTCTGACCATCTTTCTAGCTGCCGACACTAAGAAACTTTCCCAAGGCCTGAACAGCGCTAATAAAGAACTAACAGGTTTCGGCGGAACGCTCAAGAACATGCTGGGCCCGGCCCTGATCGGCGCGACGGCTGCGGCCGGTGCTCTCGCCGTGAAACTCGGCGTCGACGGAGTTCAGGCCGCCATCGAGGACCAGAAAGCCGCCGAAAGCCTTGCCCAAACCCTCGAAAACCTCGGCCTGGCCCATGACACCGCCCCGGTCGAGGGATTCATCGACGCCCTGCAACGGCAAACCGGGGTAGCCGACGACCAACTACGCCCGGCGTTCGACCGGCTCGTTCGATCTATCGGCGACACGGCACAAGCCCAGGATGCCCTGAAACTCGCCCTCGATGTTTCGGCCGGATCCGGGAAGTCCCTCGACGCCGTCGCCCAGGCCCTTGGCCGCGCCTACGACGGGAACACGGCAGCACTGTCGCGGCTCGGCGCAGGAATCGACGCATCTGTGCTGAAAACCGGGGATATGGAAGCCATCACGGCGCAGCTCTCCGCGACATTCAGCGGGCAAGCCGCCGTAGCCGCCAATACTTATGAGGGCAGGATCCGCCGCCTCGGCATCGCGGCAGACGAACTCAAGGAAGCATTCGGGGCCGGTTTGCTCTCCAACATCGATTCCGTATTTCGGCTACTCAATCGCAGCGCAGACGCCACCGGCGACACAGAGGACGCCGTTAGCAAACTCGGCGAGGAAGTTGGGCTACTGATTTCAGGACTCGCCGTAGCTGCCGACAGGCTCACCGCCTTCGGCGGAGACACAGTCGAAACCACGGCCGACATAACAGATTTTGGCGATGGCGTTCGCTACGTTCTACAAAACCTGAACCCATTCACGACGGGCGGCCGATTCGCCACCGACATGATTATGGATATGGGCCGTGAGGCCGAAATCACGGCCGACGCGCTGAACACTGTAACGCTCCGAATGATGGGCCTAGCGCAATATTTCGGGCAAACGGTCGAAGTCACGGAACGCGCAAACGCCGAGACAAGCCGGTACACGGAACTAGCAAAATCCCTAGGCGCCGAAATCGGTTTCGGTAATCGAGGCCTGCAACGCTACAACGCATATCTACAGGACCTCGAAGGCAACTCAGGATCAGCTGGCGCCGCATCCGAAAAACTCACAGATCGACTGCAGCGGCAAACCGAAACCGTCGACGGCCTACGCTCCGCCCTCGCTTCCCAGGTATCCGAGCTCGAGCGAGGCGCCGCAGCCGTCAACAGCTACGTCGAATCAGTCGCCGGCAAAATCCTCGGCGGCCTCGACCTGGGCGAGGCCTACGCCCAACAGTTCGACGAGGAAGGCAACAGGGTCGGAAAAACTCTCATAGAGGCCTTCCAGGCGCAGGTAAACCAGGCCGAGTGGTTCGGGAACGTCCTAGAGGCTATTCGGGCCTCAGGTGGCTCAGAAAGGCTCATAAACGCCATCGCGGCGGAAGGCCCGGAGGCCGGTGGGGCACTCGGTCAGCAAATCATCGACCAGGGCCTCATCCCCGAGCTCGACGCGAAACTCACCACGGCGGCCGAAGCCGCTAACCGGGTCGGCGTAGCCATGGCCGCCACATTCGCTCCCAACGGCGTATCCGCCTCGATCCAAATGGTGAACGGCATCGCCGAACAGCTGCAAAAGGAAGGCAAGCGGCTCGGCCGGATCGGGGAGGAAATGGGCAAACCCATCGGGGCCCGACTGAAAGCACAAATAGCGGAGGACGTCGCCGCAGCCGTGCGGGCAGCAGAAGCCGCCGGTGCAGCTGCACGTGCCGAAGCCGTCGCCCGCGAGGAAGCCCGGCAGGCCGCCATAACCGAACAAGCCATCGCCCAGGCCGTGCAAAGGCTTATCGTCAACAGCGATCAGCGGGCCGGACGTAACACACAGCCGGTATTGGCATGAGCTCACCCATAACGGAAATCGCCCTAGCCGGGGTCGCCCTCGACCTCGGCGACGTCGAGTATTCCGTCCAGGTGCAGCACGGCCGCAACGACGTAACCTCACAGCCCGAAGCATCCTCCTGCCAAATAACCGTATTCGGGCCCGACGGCATCACCGCCGATATGGGCGACAGCCTCTACATCGAGGCATACGGTTTCGCCCGGTTTACCGGCAACGTCAGCGACGTGACCATCTCGCACCTATCAAGCAACCCGCCCACGGCCGTCACAACCATCATCGGCATGGGGAACCTAGCCAAACTCGGGCAGGCCGTCACCGGCGAAAACGGATACCCACACGAGTCCGCGTTCGACCGGGCCGAGACAATCCTGACCGATTCCGGCCTGAACTTCCTCAATGGCGGAAACACAGCGCTAGAGATCCACCAGGTTGCCTCCGGTGACGCACAGCCCGAATCCTGCCTCGACGGCCTGACCTCGCTGGCGGCCTGGTCGGGCGCAACGTTTTTCGACACGCCCGAGGGCCTAATCTCTTTCGAGGACTACGGAAATCGGGGAATAACCGCGTTTGCAGGAACCTGGCAAGCCCTTAGTGAGGAATGGAGCTACTACGCACAGGCGTGGGACTCATTCCCGACAGACCAATCGAGCTTCGTGTTCCCATCGAACGGCGTCGTATGGTCACCGACCTGGCGCAAAACCCTCGCGGCTCTCATAAATGACGTGACCATCCAATACGGGGCCGACGGCGACCAAATCGAACAAAGCGACGATACCGGCTCAATAGCCCTGTACGGCCGCCGCGCCTACGTCCTCGACACCCGCCTACGAAAACAATCCGACGCCCAAACCCGCGCCGCAAACATCCTTTCAGCACAAGCTCTCCCCCTCTGGAACCTGGGACAAATCTCCGTCCGCGTGGACCTCCTGAACAATCAGGACCGCGACCGGGTCCTATCGTTGCTGAACGGGTCCACCATCACCATCGAGGACCTACCCGAACCGGCCCCATACCCGTCGTTTACCGGCATCGTCGAGGGATGGGCCGAAACGTACACGCCCGGCACCCACACGATGACTCTAAGCATCAGCGACCCGCGCTACTCATACCAGACGGTTGAGTGGGGCGACGTCGATCCTGCGCTAACCTGGGCACAGGTAAACGCGTCCGTAATCTGGTACAACGTCGTCACAGCTGACGACCTCGCCGCATAAGGAAGGAACATGCCAAACACCGCCAAAGGCACGCCGTATGTGGTCAGTACGGATCTCGTAGCCAACTATCCAACAGTCAGTAGCGACCTGGCCGACCACATCGACGACAACCTCGCCTACAACGCCGTCAGCATCAATGCCCAAACCGGCACGACATACACATTCGCCCTGGCGGATGCGTCCGAGGGCAAGCTCGTCACAGCATCCAACGCTGCGGCCTCGACCTACACGGTGCCGCCACAATCCTCCGTCACCTGGGCCGCTGGGGCCGTGCTGCGGATCCTGAACCAGGGCGCAGGAACCGTAACCATCGCGGCAGGATCCGGCGTCACAATCAACGGGACACCGCTGACCCTGGCCCAATACAAAGGGGCCGCGATACAGCGGACCGCTAGTAATACTTGGACGTTTATCCCTTTCTCTGGTGGAGTCGGTAACGCAGTCATTAGCGATACCCCAACCGGCTCCTACACGGGGTATCAATACTGGCTCTATAACGCTTCAGGAACCTTGAACGTCAGTACGGCTGGGTTCGCGGACGTATTGGTCGTAGGCGGCGGCGGTGGTGGCGGCAATGTCGGCGGTGGCGGTGGTGCGGGTGGACATTTAGAAATCACAAACGCTTATTTACCTGCCGGTGCATTGACTGTAACCGTAGGCTCTGGCGGCGCTGGCGGAAGTCCCAGCATAACCTTTGCCGCAGTTGGTTATAACGGCAATACGAGTCGACTAGGAAATTTTTACGGGGTCGGTGGTGGCGGTGCAGGGACGAACGATATAAACCGGCCTGGTCTTTCTGGTGGTTCTGGTGGTGGTGCAGGTGCGGCACCCGCCGCAGCAAGCGGTGGCACTGGGGCTGGCGGGCAGGGAAACAATGGTGGCGCTTCCGCAAATGCTTCCCCAAACTTTGGAGGCGGTGGGGGCGGTGGGGCTTCTGCTGTAGGCGCCGCTGGAACTAGTACTGCTGGCGGTAACGGCGGTAATGGTTTAGCGAACTCCTACACGGGATCATCTGTCACTCGTGCTGGTGGTGGTGGTGCTGGTTCCGTAAACGGTACTGGCGGTACTGGGGGCACTGGTGGCGGTGGTAATGGCACTGGAAATAACACCGCTGGAGGCTCTGGTTCTGTGAATACGGGCGGCGGGGGCGGTGGCGGTGGATTCAATTCCGGCTCAGGCGGCGCTGGCGGCGCTGGCGGTTCAGGGGTTGTAATCATTAGAGTGGCCGTATGACATACAACAATGCACACGCGGCCCGCGTCGAGGACGGCATTGTCCGTGAGGTCATCGTGATCCCTTTCATGGACGACGACGACGCCAAGGTGACCGAATACTGCAACGCCATCGGTCTGCCAGGAACATGGCTGGACTGTTCGTACCTCGGCTCACGTCGCGGGAAGTATCCCGGTATCGGTGACCGCTACGACGCCGAACTCGACGAGTTCATCAGCCCAACACAACCTACGGAGGAATCATGACCGAGCAAGCCATCGAGGAAACTGAAGCACCCAAGCCCAAAAAGGCCGCGAAGGCTACGCCTCAATCCGCACGGGACAAGGCTCGTGCAATCACGCTCGCCAAAATGGCGGCGGCCGCCAAGTGACGTGGAGCCCGCTGAACTCGTCGGCGTCATCGTCGGCCTGCTAACCATCCTCGGCATCATCCTGGGAGCTCTCATGTGGGTAATCAGGCGAGAAGTCGGCGCAATCTCGGCCGAGTTCCGGCCAAACGGAGGCAACTCCGCGCGGGATCTATGGGCCCGCACGGAGCTGGAAGTACGCGACCTCCGAAACCGGCTCGACCACCACATCGACAACCACAACCGCTAGGAGCCCCGTGGACCGCCTAATGACCCGAGAGGCCCGAAAGTACCTGTATACGGCCGCCGTGGCCGCTATGGCCCTCCTAGTGGCTTATGACGTCATCTCGGCAGAGTCCGCACCCCTATGGCTGGCCCTCTTGACTGCCGTCCTAGGCCTGGCCGCCCCCGTAACAGCCCTGGCAAACCTGACTCCGCGGCCTAGCGATATCGCCGATAGTGCCGAAATCGAGATCGAGGGCGAATAATGGCTCGCCTAGTGGCAGCCGGGGTAAAGCTCCGCGACCAGGTAAATAAGCGTTTCCCGTCGAGGGATAAAGCTTCGGACGGTTGGATCGGGGACCGGGCCCACCGGGCCCGGAAATCCGATCACAACCCGGACGCACGCGGATGGGTACACGCCCTCGATATCGACGCGGACCTAGTCCCGTGGAGCGAAAGACTTTCACGACGCGCCGCCAGGGCCCTAGCGGACCAGCTCGTCGAATACGCCCGGTCCGGCGCCCCAGGATCCGACCGGCTCAAGTACATCGTGTACGACGGCCAAATCGCCTCGGGCACCTACCCGACCACCTATTGGACCTGGCGCGGATCCGGCTACGGCCACCATCACCACATCCACGTCAGCTTCACCGACGTAAAACCTGTCACGGGCCGACGGCCTTTCCCGCTACCGATACTCGGGAAGTAGCCCGACCGTGTCGAAACCTCGGGAACCTGGAAAACCCAGGATCCTGACCCTCGATATCGAAAACAGCCCCCACCTAGTCAGAACATATGACCTATGGGGCGCGAACATCACGCCCGACAAAATCATCGAACCCGCCCGCATGCTCTGCTGGGCCGCCAAATGGCTCGACCAACGGCAAATCCTGTTCAGGTCCGAATATCACGATTCCGTGGACGAAATGCTCGATGACCTTTGGCAGCTTCTCGACCAGGCCGACCTAGTCATCACCTACAACGGCAAAGGCCATGACCTACCCATCATCCTGAAAACATTCATCGAAAACGGTTATCCGCCGCCGTCGCCGTGGCACGACATTGACCTATACCGGGCGATAAAGGGCCGTTATAAATTCGCCTCGAACCGGCTCGGATACGTGACAGAGGCCCTCGGCCTGCCATCCAAACTCGAAACCGGGGTAGCGCAGCTCTGGAAACGTGTCCTCGAGGACGACGACAAAGCCTGGAAAAAGTTCCGCGCATATAACAAACAAGACGTATTGGTGACCGAGCTCCTGTTTCGAGTAATGCAACCGTGGCTGAAAATGCCACACGCCGGGCTATGGTCGGGGGATGTGACCACCTGCCCGGCGTGCGGATCCCGGGAGCTCACACCGGCCGGGATCACGACGACGAAAACATCAGCCTATGCCAAAGTGATTTGCCGGTGTGGCGCCTGGTCCAAAGTATTACCGTCAGGTCAGACACGACCAATCTGAGGGGAACGCATGATCGACGACAAAATCGCCATACAAGCCATACAAGCCATAACAGGGCCGAGGGCCGTAACCCATGGGGACGCCCAGGAAACCATGGAGCGCACCGCCCAACTTTGGTCGGCATACCTAGGTCGGGAGATCTCACCGGCCCAGGTAGCCATCTGCAACCTACTCCAAAAACTAGCCAGATCGAGGCACTACGACCGCGACCACTACATCGACGTCATCGGCTACGCCCTCATAGCGGAGGAGGCCGCCCGGCCGTGGTGAAAATAACCGTGG